CAGACCAAATTCACGCTGTGCTTCATACGCCGCCTGTACCGTGTGCTCAGCCGCGATGACGAACTGGTTTGGGAACAGGGTGTAACTCTTCATTTCGTGGTTGATAAGTGGGATCAGCTCAGGAGCTGCTTCTATATTGATCTCCGCCTCAATGGCGATCTCAGTGCCTTTATCCGGCGCTTTGGAGAACGACAGGGCAATCTGACCAACGTTGTAATTCAAAGAGCAAGTAACAGTGATTTGTTCGCCTGCTTTGTTATTGAATGTGTGAAGCAGAGTACCGGAGCCGTTATCAACAACAGACTTAATACGGTTAACGTAGATGTTTGTGCGACCTTTGCGAATCGGGACATTCTGACCTTCGACATCTTCCATCTTGAAGGTTGCAGTTTTGCTGGTGCCGTCGGAGCTTGCAACCAGCACATAGCGGCGGCGCAACTGGCTGTACACGCCAACGGATTGCATGTCCAGAACATCACCAATAGCATAGGAGCCAAAAGAAGAACCCGCTACGTTAAAGATTTCATAGATTTCGGACTTGTCACGCGTAACCGGAATGAATGTACACGCATCAGCGGTAGCTGCCCCCAACTGAACAGGCAGGATCATCGCCAAGAATAAAGGCAGACGCATAACCCCGTCAGAAACACTCATCATCTCTGCCGCGACTGATTCCAGCATCGCTTTATTGGTGGCGTCCATGCTATTGCGGGTGGACTCAATCAGGCAGTTTTCCAGCGTCTGATGGCAGGAGGCCAGAATTTCCGGACGTGGCATAGATTTATGTGTTGCGGCGTAGTCAGCCAGTGCACTTGCCCACGCTGTAGCGATTTGAGCGGTGGCATTATCAGAGATACCCGCAAAAATTGGGTCTTTACGTGCAGCTTCAAGGATAGATGCGGCACGCGCGGCATCATCTTTAATGAATTGGTTATCAGTACCGAACTGCGCAGTGCTTGCCCAGCCAAGCACAGCTTTAGAGCGTTTTGCGATATCTGCAATACGATTCTGGTATTCGCGTAAGTTACTCAATTTACTCTTCCTTAAACACAAGGCACTTGTGTGAATCCCTTTTCGGAAGAGATTTTATTGAAAGTCACTTGTTGACTTTCTCGTGACAAGCAATTTTTTTATTTTTTTTCGGGAGTAGGGGAGGAAGGTAAAATCCAAGGTGAAATCGTGGCGATTTCACCTTGAAATTTTAGAGTGATTTACTTTAAAAACAGTAGGTTAATAGTGAAATTTGAATGGCGAAAGTTTAAGGCTTCGGCTTTTTATCGAGGCTCTTTCTAAGGATATGCCCAATCATCCTGTCGAGTTCTTCCTGTAGCTCTTTTGAAAGTCGATTAAACTCATAAGAAAATGCACGGCCTTTCACGCGCTTCCTTGCAAAGCGATCCTTGTCCTCAAATTTCCATAATTCAGTAACTACGGACTTATCTTTAGAACCTTTATCCGTGAGTAGTGAGGCTTCCTTTGTTATCAAGCGCAGGATTTTATTTTTAACTTCATCTTCGGCCATTTCTTCAATGGATAAGATGTCGTTTATTTCCGGGGATATGTTTTGAATAAGCTGATCAAACTCTAAATTCTTGTTCCCCATTTCGTCGCCAACAGCACAAAGCGTTTTGTAGTCCGAAAAGGTTAATTCCGACTGCACAGGGAAAAGGGCGACTAATTCTTCCGGAGCACTCGCTGCCTGGAGAGCACGCGTGACTTTCGCCTGAGACAGCCCTTCTTTGGCTGCAATATCCTTCTGACTCATCCCATCATTTTTCATTCGCATCAAACGCAGACCTATTTCTCGAATGCTGTGCTGCAATGCTGTCTGAACGTCTTTCGCTAAATTTTGCGCTTCCTGAACGCTGATCTCCTGGTCCGTGACTAAAACCCGCAACCCTACGTTCTCTAAGATGGCAGAAGCTCGACGCCGGGAACCATCCAAAATTTCAATTTTCCCTGTAGCCCGTCTAACACCTATTGCAGGGTAAAATTGCTGATGCTTAATAGTGCTTCGGATACTTTTTAATGATTTTGGCGTAAGAGATGCCTGGTCACGCCCGTTGTTATGCTGATCAACAAAGGTATCGCTTTCTACCTGGTTCGGAGGTATTACCTCTTCAATAAATGTGGCCTGGCGACCAGTTGATAACTTGAATACCTGCTCGACTCGATCGCCAGAGGCTGAAGAACTATCAAATCCGCTTAATATTGAAGGATTAAGGGTTCGCCCAATTGTTGGTCTGTTTTTCTTTGACATGGGGGTTTCTTACTCCTCAGTTAGATCTGATAAATTCAATACGGTCAAAAACTGCTTTAGCAAAATCTTCCGCAGCAATTCGCGCGTTCTTCAATGCATCAGCACTACCAACATACGTTGCCGGGTTAGCTGAAATAACAGTGTCAAAAGACTCGCCGCAGCGTTCAAAACCGTCAAGGCGAGGGAGGACAACATCAAGCATATCCCCACCGAACACTTCTTTAGCCAGGCTATGGCAATACTTATGGTCTGCCTTGTTACTCAACTTGGACATAAAACCAATGTTAGTTGCAAGCTGACACTCGCAGCCTTCATCCGAAATGAGTTTCACCAACTCAGGAAGGCGGGCAACGTATTTAAGCGATGAGTGGAAATCAACCGTTGCAGGCGGCAGAGGTGTAAACAGTATATTGGCCGAGGCCAAAGCATTTTTCAGGAAGGCGTCAAGGTGAGGACCACTATCAACGAGGATAAAGTCATAATCGCTCTTCAGCTTATCAATCACATTTTCTTTCAGGACTGCATGGATGTTCTGACCCGGTAGATGCTCATTGCACAGCTCTCTCCAATCGGATGCAATAAAGGCATCGTCAATCGACGCAGGCATAACGTCAACCCCAGGTACAACAGAAGGAACAATAAACTCCTCTAACAGCTCTTCACGGCTTACATTCTGCAACATAGCCTGTGCAGATGTTGCGTTTACGATACCAATAGAGTGTTTATGGCTTAAAAACATCGTTGCTGAAGATTGCGGATCAAGGTCAATAACCAGAATCCTTAAATCTTCCATCAGAAGATGAGGATGAGCACGCATTGCATGCGCCAGAGAAACCGTCGATACAGTTTTTGACACACCGCCTTTAAGATTGGAGATGAAAATCACATACGCTTCGCTGTAGCGATCCCGGTATTTTGGCACTCCGCGATGTTCATATATGTCAATGATGTTCTGAATTGACATCGCATATTTCATTGAAGAGCCAGCAGGGCGTTTATCGAAAACATAACCCTTTTCTTCCATTTCACTTACGGCATAGTCAACGTTCGCACGAGTCAGTAGAGGCAATTTTGCCAGTGCCGCTTTCGCATAGACCTGGTAAAACTCGTTCGCGTGTAGCTCATCCTTTTGCAACTGTACTTGTTCAGTCAGAACATTGAGCATTCTATTTGCTCTTTGAGCAACCTTGTGAAGCTGGCTGGAATCACTCATCGAAAGTCATCCTTTATGCTGTATTTTTGAATTTACTTAAAAATGCTGCATAAAATAATAATGTATGCACAGATGCTTGTACATAGCATTCTCTGCATGTTTGGTTCATTTTGCACGATTGAGAGTTACAAGGAGGGCACAAAAAAGCCCCGTTCAGGGGCATCAGTGTTATTTGCTAAGAGCAGCGAATAATCGTTCGAAATCGATAGTATCTATAGCACGCGTAAGCGCCGGAAGTTCAGCCTCAAAGTACCCGTGTCGATCGTAAAAGAAGGGACCGAAGAGCGAGGCATGTTGGATTCTACTTCGCCCCAGCCCGGACACACAGTTAAGCCCATTACCGGCTAAAAGGCTAAAAAACTTCTCTGGATTATCGTGGTAAAGCTGGGAATCAATGGTGGCGGTTAACTCTTCCATAGGGAAGCACACCCGCCCTGTCTCCCAGGGATATTTAGTCCGAAGCATAAACATTGCTTTCAGCAATTCACATTGAGCGCGGATCGCGTCCGGTTCATAGCCAGATATGGAGACATAAGCCACGTCCCTCATTCCTGCGTCATCTTTGAAAGTCACGATAGAAGTAACATCCAGCTCTTTTTCGAAAGAGCAAGCAGCATCTACTGGACGCTGAAGTAAATCATTCGACTTAATGCGCTCGAGAATCCCTCCCCACATATCATTTAGATATTCGATATGAGCCAAAACCTTATCAAGACACTCTCGTGTAAACCATTCAGTATGCCCGCCACCGGCGCTTTTCTCCCACGGCGCATTCTAGGGGAAAAAGGTTGCGTGTAAAGCTCGCTCAAGATTAACCATTGCCAAACGCGTACCACGATAGACCCGTGAAAGCGCAAAATCGGGACTCACTTGTAGCCCTTTAAACCGTGCCAATGGACCACATGAAATGCCGATTTTAAAAGTATCTCCGTTCTCCGGCACCAGAACGTAGAGGTAGTATTGTTTTTCTTCTTGCATATCAATACCACTGCTTGATGAGAACCGCGCAAATGTTGACTATGCGCGAAGGTTAATGTGAATAGTTGACTATGCGCGATGTGACTACAGTCAAAAGTTGACTGTAGTCGATTTAACTCCACCAAAGATCGACTATGTAAGATATTGTCGGGAGAAACGTTGACTATACGCGATGAAATGGCCCTAAAAGCCATCTCAATAGAGACTTGCAGAATATTGACGCCAGCAAAAATCCACCAGCGTCAACGAATGTCGCCTATAGTCAACTTCTCGCTATCGCATATAGTCAATATTATGGATTGCGCTTATGGATCTGGAAGCCGATTTTCCTGCCGTTTTTTATCTCTGAAAATTTAAGATATTCAATAGCTTCCAAATCTTTCATGGCTTTTCTGATAACGCTATTTTGCACGCTAACGGATGATTTGAGATTAAGCCTCGCCCTAAGGCGCTCAATGCTGACAGGTGCCGGGTTGGCGGGTAGAGCCTCAAAGAATGTATACAGTACCTTGGCCGTCTCTTTGCGCCCTAGTTTATCCAGCATCTTCAGCTTCAGGATTCGCTTATAGTCAACATAGTAAAGTTCAGATAGCTGTTTCTGCGGCTGGATCTCGATAACATCAAGCTCGGTATTCAGGCTGCTATATGCCAACAAGTTGACGTTAATGTTATTGAGATGACCTTTTGCCGCCGGGAAGCGGAATTTGACAACTGTCTGCTGAATGCGTGTCAGAGAGTCATCAATACTTTTACGGAACGCCTTTGAAAGGCGCTTACGTGGATAGCCGCATCGATCGGCAAACTCGGAGAATGGCAGGGTGATTATACCGTCATCATCAGGTGCATAGTCAAACAACGCGGAGGTTATGCCCACCCACACCTTAAAATCAGTATCCATATCCAGGCGTGGACCATGAATTTCAATTCCCTCATAGCCTTCCTGCTCAACAATTTTGAGGCTTGATAGTTCTTCAGTTGCGTTCGTTGTGTTTGTTGTAACTGACGATCCGCGACGTAGCGCCACATTGGTAGATTTTAAGGTTGGCACAAACACACCTAAACGCAACAAAGCGATGGGTTGTATAGTGCTGTTGTTATTGGGCTTCAGGCTGTGGATTTCTCCTGTATTTCCTGCAACTTCTTCAACGCTAAGGAAGCCTTTACTTTCTTCCGGCATCGTGGTTTCTCCATGTGTGGCGCGGCCTGGCGTTAATTTAGATGACTGTTATCAACAGCTGTGAATATTCAGGCTCTAAAATCGCGTACAGTCAACGTTTCTGTCGCGTATAGTCAACAATAAATCGCGTGCAGTCAACATAAAATCGCACACAGTCAACATAAAATCGCGTATAGTCAATGTTGATCCCGTTTCAGGCCATGAACGGCGCGGCTTACAGCGATCCGGGATCTTCTTTGGATCTTCCTAGGTTCTCTTTGGGATCTGTTTATTGGATCTATGCTGTGGATAAGTTGAATAAACCGGCCAACATAGCCGGTTGGAAGGAAGGGTATTATTCTACGCTTTCGATAAGAAGACCATGTTCATAACATTTAAGCTCATCGCCTTCGTACAGGAATTGGTATCCAATACCACCATATTCAGGCACATTAGGGAATAACTCATCACTTACCGAAGAACAAATCACACCAATGCAGCGATCAACGCCTTCTCGTTCTTCAGTGCTGAAAAAATCCTCTTCGGTAAGAACATGAGTACATTGCTCATCAGCATAGGTCGGAAATACATGCTCGATGCAATCCGGGTGTTTTAAACCAAGCTGATCGGCAAGCTCGAAAGCATGACGGTATTGTTCAGATCCTGGCTTGCCAACAGTGATGTGCTCAATTTTGTAGATTGAAGTCGCTTTGTTGATAGTTTGCTTTACTGTTACTTTATCAGACATAAAAATCCCTTTTAGTTACCGCTGATAGCGCGGTTGTAATCATTAACGTTGCGATTCTTCCTGTTAATCCCCATCAGCATCGTTTCTGTATCGAGGATATACGCTGGCAGATCATCAAAATATTCACTGCTAAACTCTGGCATCCTGCACATAAATGCACTTTTTGGGGCAGGGTGGTTAACCTTTGTCGGCGTCGGCGTTAAATTCGCTGATCGACTCCCGGAGCAACCGCTGAGTGTCAGCAGGAATACGCTGGCGAACATTACCCGCCGCAACAAGTTGTTTCTGAACTTCAGCTTTTCGTTCCATTTGCCTGTCAGCATACTTGGCTTGTTCTGATTCATTTTTCACTTCCTGGCTGTGAAAATGTTGCTCTGCTTTGTTCATCGTCTCAATGGTCTGGTTAAGATCCATTATTGACTTATCACGTTCCTTAACAGCCTGATCAAGACTGCCAATTTTCTCCATGGCTTGCTTTAGCTGATGGCGTTCCCACGCAAACCCAGCACCAACAAGTGCGCAAATCAGAACAAGAACACCAGTAGCAGCAAGTTTCTCCTTCAAAGACAAAGCTGTTTTTAATGTAGAAAAGAATGACATGTCTTCCTCCTGAAGAAAAATTATCAATGAAGTCCTTTGTTACTGTGTCGCTTTGTTTAATTCATCAAGAACAGAATCAGGAACCAAAGCGGCGATTGCGCTGGCTGTGCTGGCCTTATTTGCTGATGCTTCCGCAAGCGCGGTACCGATAGCATGGTTATAAGCAGTTATGGCTACGTTGGCGCTTTCATTCGCTCGTTCATACTGCTGTTGTAACGCAGTTGTGGGTGCTGTTGTCTGGTTGAAAACAACCCCAAACTGTTCAGTTGCTACTTTCAGAGATTCAATTTGCTCTTCTGTTAGTGCTGGTGGGGGAGTGGCAGTGCCGCCGCCTGAACCAGAGCCTGACGAGCTTCCTGAGCCAGTGTTAAGGGTCTGGTTAATCTCCCCCATAGCCGCGACTAAACTTGATGTATTAAGCGCGTTTACAGCGTCCTCAAGCGATTTAGTAATAGTCACATCACCAATGGCAATAGAGATCGGCAGTTCTGAAACTTCTCGCTCATTAGCACGACAGTAAACATCCCAACCAATATCGAGTTGAAGGAGCATTGACAGATCAGCATAACCAGCCAACAGGTCCGCGTGCTGAGTTGCCAGCCCTCCAATATTCGTTAAACCGGTTGCGGTTGTTCTGATCGTTGAAACATAGCTGGTAATAGTGTCGGGATAGACAATTGTATCCAGAATTAATCCGGTCAATTCTTCTGCAAGCAGTTTTGCTGTGTTAGCACTGTTTCGTGCCGATGTTATGGCACCAGGTGTTTTCATCCCACCGGCGGCGGCCAATTTTTTATATGCGGATAACTGGTAGTCTTTTTCCAGCATGATATCTCCTAACTTACCTGAACCAGGCCGTCTCCGGCTGCAACGGTAGAGCCGCATGAAACAGGATCACCAACGCATACGATCCCTTTCCCGTTGACGGTAAACCATGCCCTGGTTGATATAGCTTGCCCGCCGTGCGTGCTGTTCCCATCGGTATGCTGTGCATATTGCTTACCATCAACTAACACTTCGACTCCGTTGACTTTAAGTAGTGGTTCGCTCTCTACGGGAGGCCTGGATGGGAATCCTCCGTGCCCCGAACAAATGCTGTCTTTTGTTGCAATACTTGCCACGTCATCACCAATGATTTGCTCTGATTTTCGTTATTTTAACTTAGGTTATTTGTGGTCTGTGTGGCGTTTACTTATTGCAAAATTGCTCTAATAAATATTGTTTTTTATGTCGTGTTTTCGGTACCATTCAGCCATCGCCCTTCAATGGGCATTTGTTTGGAGTCGTCAGATGCAGATGGAGCTAATAAGCCGCAAGGAGTTCGATAGCCGTGTAACCAGCGGTGAACTCGACAACTTGCAGGCTATCAAGGTGAAAGAAGGCTTTTGCCTCATTGGGAATCAGAGCGGAACAAATCGCGTTTTTATGCTTCGCCGTACGGATTTGAAGCCATTTGTCTGGAAGAACGAAATTGGTCCCAGCTCATACGCTCAAACGAGGGGGTGCCACAACCTGGCCTTTTTCTACAAAGACGAGCTTTCTGTGGTTGATATTCAAGGGTTACAACATGTTTAAGCACTGGAAAAACATTACTATTTATAAACTTTCTCGTGAGGCGGATCTGACCGACTTAGAAGATAAAAAGAAAATGATCCTTTTCACGCCATGCGGTAGTCAGGATATGGCCAAGTTCGGTTTTGTATCTCCATTTGGTGATAATTCCGAAGTTATCGCTATGCATGGAAATGGTTTTATCCTTGTTGAAGCAAAGCGCGAAACAAAAATTCTTCCCCCGCCGGTTATCCAGCGAGCTATTCAAGAAAAAATTGAAAAACTTGAGCAAGAACAAGCGCGTAAACTGAAGAAAACAGAGAAGGACTCCCTGAAAGACGAAGTTCTGCATTCTCTTCTGCCACGGGCTTTTTCAAAGTTTTCTGTTATCCAGGCGATCTACGACGGTTCAACTAAACGTATCTATATCAATGCCAGCGCGCGGCAGGCAGAGGATATGCTCGCGCTTATGCGTAAGTCTCTGGGTTCTCTTCCTGTTGTTCCCCTGAGTGTTGAAAATCCCATTGAATTAACGCTGACCGACTGGGTACGTGATGGTAGTGCTCCACAGGGATTTCAAATGGGGGATGCGGCAGAACTTAAGGCAGTGCTTGAGGATGGCGGTATTGCCCGAGTGAAAAAGCAGGATTTGGGAAGCGATGAAATTTCCACACACCTGGAAGCTGGCAAGCTCGTTACTAAGTTGGCACTCGACTGGCAGAACCGCATTAAATTTACACTGGACCATAACTTCAGCCTTACCAGCGTCAAATTTGCGGATGAATTGCTTGAGCAGAACTCTGATATTGATAGTGAAGATGTTGCGCAGCGACTGGACGCAGATTTCTTCCTGTTGACCAGTGAAATTTCGTGCCTGGTTGATGCTCTGGTAAATGCCCTTGGTGGAGAGGCTAAGCAGTGAAAGAGCTGTGCTATGGATCTGTTTGCAGTGGAATTGAAGCCGCGAGTATTGCCTGGGAACCGTTGGGTATGCGTCCGGCGTGGTTTGCTGAAATCGAGCCTTTTCCATCTGCCGTTCTTGCGCACCGCTGGCCCCATGTCGCCAACCTTGGCGACATGACAAAACTTGCCAAAAAAGTCCTGGCTGGGGAAATCGAATCCCCTGATGTGCTCGTCGGGGGTACGCCTTGTCAGGCATTCAGTATCGCGGGCTTACGTGGTGGGCTTGATGATGAACGCGGCGCGCTAACTTTGAAGTATGTGGAGCTTGCAAATGCAATTGACGACAAACGGTCTGAGTCCTTCCTCAAACCGACAGTTATCGTCTGGGAAAATGTCCCAGGAGTCCTGTCATCGGCAGATAACGCCTTCGGATGTTTCCTTGCCGGATTGGCTGGAGAAGATGCGCCATTTGAACCAGGTGATCGACCTGAATCAGGAAAAAGTAACGCGTTCTGGCGGTGGGATGGCAAAACCGGTTGCCATGCTCCAAAGTGGCCGCAGTGTGGTTGTATTTATGGATCGCAGCGAAAGGTGGCCTGGAGAATCCTTGATGCCCAATACTTCGGAGTGGCACAACGACGCCGACGCGTGTTTGTTGTCGCAAGTGCTCGAACAGACCTCGATCCCGCAACGGTACTTTTTGAGTTCGAAGGCGTGCGCCGGAATATTGCGCCGAGCAGAGGCGAGGGGAAGGAAACTACCAGATATACTTCAAACATCGCTATCAGATCTTGCGATGATACAAACATAGTTGCCATGGCACATGGGCAAGGAGGGGCTGAGATAAAAACCGATAATTCGGCACCAACTTTGACATGTAACCATGAAGCACCAATTGTATTGCTCGTCGACGGTAGAATGCGCCGTCTTATCCCTGTCGAATGTGAAAGGCTGCAAGGTTTTCCTGATGGACATACATTGATCCCTACGGAAAAGCGTAAAAAAGTTTCTTCAGATGAACTGGCATACCTTCGCAAAAACTATCCTGATTTGAGCGAAGAAGAGGCCGCGATGCTTGCAGCTGACGGACCGCGTTACAAAGCGATCGGCAATAGTATGGCGATACCAGTAATGCGCTGGATTGGCGATCGGATTGCCAAGGCTGCATGTCGGCAGAAGGAAGGGAGTGAAACAAAAGAGCGAAAAGTTAAACCAGCGGCAGAATTCGAACGGTCCATATTCAAATGGGCTGGTGGAAAATTTGGTGTTCTGGAACAAATCTTTCGCTATTTGCCAGAAGGGAAGCGCCTGATTGAGCCTTTCGTTGGTGGCGGAGCTGTCTTCATGAATGCCGGATACCAGGAAAATCTGCTAAATGATGTGAATGCTGACCTGATTAACTTTTACAAGACTCTGCAACGCGAGGCGCATTCACTTATCACTCTGGCACATCGTTTCTTCCAGGACTACAACACGCAGGAAGGATACCTGGCAGTACGGAATGCGTTTAACAAACAAGTCTATGATGATTTACATCGCGCAGCGGCGTTTTTGTTCCTGAACCGACATTGTTTTAACGGATTGACGCGTTACAACCAAGCCGGTGAGTTCAATGTCGGTTATGGGAAGTATAAAACTCCGTATTTCCCATTGCAGGAGATGGAAGCCTTCCTTGGTGCGGAAGGGCGTTCTGAGTTTGTATGTGGTGATTTTGCTGCGGTGATTGAAGCTGCCGGAGAAGGAGATGTCATCTTTTGCGATCCGCCGTATGAACCGCTCCCAAATACAGAGGGATTCACGAACTATTCCGGTCATGACTTTAAGTTTGAAGAGCAAAAACGCCTGGCGTCTCTGTTGACGGATGCTCATCGCCGAGGTGCAAAGGTTCTCATTACTAACAGTGGCGCGCCAAACATCAGAGAACTTTATCAGGACAGTGGCTTCAGAGTGGAACCTCTTTTTGCCAGACGTTCTGTGTCTTGTAAGGGGGACACTCGAGGTGTTGCTCATGACGTTATAGCAATATTGCTCTAATAAATTTATTAGTGTAATATCGCCTCAATGAATCGTGATTTATAGAGCGATTTAGCTGTTAGCCGCGACAGGCGCGGCGGCAAGTATGGCGGGGTAGTGACTCCTTCCCCCTCATGACGCCGAGTTGCCAGGTTGACCATACGCCTAAGTGGCAACACCGAAGTGCGTTACGAGCTTCCAGTTTGCCCATCTTCGGGTGGGCGTTTTTTTCAGGGTTTTCGTCATGGTTAGCGACTTTGCGGCGGTTTAGAAACTGACCATTAAAGTAAATGCAAACGATGATCTGATGATGGTAGCGGCCTAAGAAGCCAGACGCCACGGGGTATGAGTCGTCCCCCGTCAAAAAATCGACCGCAGAGTGTCCCCGTCTGTGTATTAGGGAACGGGGAGGCACAACAGGTAAGGGCGCTGGTGTGATTAACCAGATGAACGAGAAGGGGCCATCTGTTGGTCAGCGTCCTTTCCTGTTGCGTCTTCTTTTCAGCGTAACAGCGGTGCTTAACAGCACTTTGGGTACAGTTCCACGAATTTACGGGTATATCCCGTCATGCTGAAAGCGCTAATCACGCTGGAAGCCAGGGTTATGCATCCCCTGTTACCGAATTGCAGCCAGGGCGCGGTGCGCCGAAAAGCATACGGAGGTGGAAGCCCTCGCCGGAGACGTACCCGGCAAGTGATGGTGTAGCTCAGCGGTTAGAGCGGTTGACTGTTAATCAACGGGTCGATGGTTCAAATCCATCCACCATCGCCAATGCCGGTTTAGCTCAGTTGGTAGAGCGCCTGCCTTGTAAGCAGGATGTCAGCGGTTCGATTCCGTTAATCGGCACCAGCACAACAGGTAAGGGTATTTTGCGACGTCGGAGATCGCCGAGCTTGGCAGAGGGTTCGAATCCCTACGAAGTACCCTTACCGTTGTGATGAATGCGCAGGCTGATGCGCGAAAGACATTGCAGCTATTGCGGAAAAGAGCTGTTCGGCGGGGCAATTAAACGCCCGTGAGAGTCTGAAATAACCGCAAGCCGGAGATCAGCACCGGTCATCACAACACAACAGGTAAGGGCATTCTCCCTTATGGGGCTTGGCTTAAATGCATCGAGTGCTCTTACCGTTGTGATGAAGTGCAGCTCTTTGAAGCAACCAGAAGATAAGCATCTGGCTTCACAACATAAACCGCAGGAACGACCAATAAACGGTAGTCCGTATGGAGAACACCCCGTTGAGGAAGAGGCCTGGCCGGAACCGTAACCGGCACTACAACGTTGAGAACACTGGCGTAACGGGGTCATATCCCAATCTACGAATAAATGTTGCGTTGCAGCGTGACAACCAGTGTTCTCAACATTGTGGTGAATGCACAGGCTGATGTGCCGCAACTACAGTAGTGCGCGCTTTGCGGGGCTTGCTACAACCCTGTGTCGGAGTTCAGCACCGACCATCACAGTTTGATTCTCTGGCATGAGCATAACGCTGAAATAAGTCCAGCCTGGTGCGGCCCGATCACCCGCCGTTAGCTCCACGAAACGGAGCACGTAACAGGTAAGAGCATTCTCCTGTAACGGGTTCATATCCCAATCTACAGGTCCACCAAGAATGCTCTTTCCGTTGCGGTGAATGCGGCTAAGCGCACGCGGGGAAATGGTTATATCAGTCCATTCATTTCTCCTTGTTTCCCCGTCCACGGTGGATAACCAGCCAAAGGACACCGGGAGGCACCCGGCACCGCAGCTTTTTTATTCGTTAAATAATGGAGTGAGAGGATGCAGAACAATTCGAACAAATGTCGAACGCTATGGGTGCGGTTATATATTTATGCCGTCCTCTGTTTGATTGTGTCACTGGTTCTGTATGTTTGGCTTTTGCCAAATATGATCTCATCTAACAGCACAATACTTGTATTGTTGGGAGTCCTTCTCGCGCTCATTTACCCGGTTTTCGCAGTAGTCTTTTTTCGTGAAAAAACCAGGAAATTAATTAATGAAAAAAACGTTGATTAGTGCAGCGATTATTTTGGGTTCTTTATGTCTGACCGGATGCGATCGGGTAGAGCCAGGTAACGTAGGGATCAAAGTAAATAAGCTGGGGGATGATAAAGGTATCGGTGAAGTAGTTGGCGTTGGTCGCTACTGGACAGGCTTGAATACTGAAGTTTATATCTTCCCGACCTTTAAGCAAATGAAGACATACGATGAGCCGTTCAGCTTCCAGATGAGCGACGGAACAACCATTGGTTACCACATCGGCGTAGCCTACAAGGTTGATCCAGCAAAAGTCACAACGGTATTTCAGACCTATCGCAAAGGTGTAGATGATATTACTGATACCGATCTACGCCAGAAGGTTGCAGATGCTCTGAACCGGTTAGCCAGCAAAATGACCACCGACAAATTTATCGATGGTGGCAAATCTGAATTGCTTGATGCAGCCCTTAAAGACATTCAGGAAGAAATGACGCCAATCGGCATTCAGGTGATGAGCCTCTCTTATGTAGGTAAGCCGGAATACCCGCCAACAGTTATTGACAGTATTAACGCCAAAGTCACGGCAAACCAGAAAACCCTGCAACGCGAGCAAGAGGTCAAACAACGTGAAGCAGAGGCTAACATGCTGCGCGCGGAAGCTGCCGGACAGGCTGATGCTATTCGCACAAAAGCCCAGGCCGAAGCTGATGCCATTCGTTTACGTGGTGAAGCTCTGCGCCAGAACCCCGGTGTTATGGAGTTGGAAGCGATCAACAAATGGAACGGCACGTTACCGCAGTATATGACCAGTAATACCGCTGTTCCGTTTGTTCCGGTGAAATAAAAGCGTAAGCAAAATTGGCAGTAATCCGGCCCTTTAGCTCAGTGGTTAGAGCTGGCGACTCATAATCGCACGGTCACCGGTTCAAGTCCGGTAGGGGCCACCATATTTGGTTGTAACACGGCGTCTGGCACATGCGTCGTTAGCGGTCTGGTGACGTTAAAGGGGTTACCTTTTCCCCTAGCTCAGGCAACAAACCAGGTAGCCGGAATGTGCAAGTCACCGTTGGAGGAATAGCGGATACAGGGATTCACCATCCCGGCGATTCGGTGTGACAGCCGGGAAGAGTCCGGCGCATTAATCCTGATTTTCTGGTGATGACTCATATCGTTAGGAGTGATTTGAGTATGCCTATTATATCTGACATTCAGCACGCCTGGGTAGAGTGCTAATGTCTGCATCCCCTCTTGAATCCATGCCAAATTCCCTTAGTGCAGAACAAGCTGTACTTGGTGGCTTAATGCTTGATAACTGCCGCTGGGATGAAGTTGCAGATCGTATAGTTGCTGATGATTTTTATACCAGTGCTCATCGTGAAATTTTCAGTGAGATGGAGAGGTTATTAAGTCATGGCAAACCGATTGATTTGATAACACTTGCTGAAGCACTTGAACAGAACGGTAAATTAGAACGCGCCGGTGGTTTTGCGTACCTTGCGGAGATGTCAAAGAACACGCCCAGCGCGGCAAATATTTGTGCTTATGCGGATATCGTTCGTGAACGCGCGGTTGTTCGTGAAATGATTTCCGTCGCAAATGAAATAGCCGAAGCTGGATATGCGCAGGATGGCAGGGGCAGCAATGAATTGCTGGATATGGCCGAGCGCCGCGTTTTTGAAATAGCTGAAAAACGACAAAAGAGCGGTAGTGGTCCAAAAGATATCGCCAGCATTCTCGATGCAACGGTATCTCGCATAGAAGAGTTGTTTCAGCGACCGCATGATGGTGTAACGGGGCTTGATACGGGATTTACCGATCTCAATAAGAAGACGGCAGGGCTTCAGCCGTCCGATCTCATCATTGTCGCCGCCCGCCCATCTATGGGGAAGACCACGTTTGCGATGAATCTCGTCGAAAATGCCGCAGTTCGTAACGATAAGCCCGTATTGGTTTTTAGCCTTGAGATGCCGAGCCACCAGCTGATGATGCGCTCACTGGCTTCTCTTGCACGCGTTGATCAGACTCGTATTAGAACGGGGCAACTTAACGACGATGATTGGGCGCGGGTTTCTGGCGCAATGGGTATTCTGTTGGACAAGCAGAATATTTTTATTGATGACTCAAGCGCCCTGACGCCGACAGAGCTACGTTCCCGCGCTCGTCGTGTTTATAAAGAAAATGGTGGTTTGAGCATGATTATGATCGACTACCTGCAACTTATGCGCGTCCCCGAGCTGCAAGATAACCGAACGCTGGAAATTGCCGAGATTTCTCGCTCACTGAAGGCGTTGGCGAAGGAATTACAAGTACCGGTGGTGGCATTGTCACAACTTAATCGATCGCTTGAACAGCGTGCGGACAAACGACCGGTAAATTCAGATTTACGTGAATCAGGAGCAATTGAGCAGGACGCAGACCTGATCATGTTTCTGTATCGCGACGAAGTTTATCACCCGGATAGCGAAATGAAGGGCATTGCCGAGGTAATTATCGGTAAGCAACGAAATGGCCCAATTGGCACGGTGAGATTGGCTTTTAACGGCCAATACTCACGGTTTGATAACTATGCCGGTGCTGACTGGCAAGAGGATTATTAATGCAATGGAATGAGGAAAAGCCGATGAACATCCTGATCATTGGGCGAAAATTTGAAGCTATCAGTGATGTGAAAACATATACGGAAATGTGGGCTTATAACCTGGCCTGCGCCTTTAGTGAGGCTGGGGTAACATTGCAATACCATCGTCCATATTCTCCCGGCGTCGAAAGCCCGGAGGATTATGTTGAAGCTGTGTTGACCGCTGCGCTCTCGTGTTCTGCGAAAGCCATTTTAGCGCCAGGATTGCGGTATTTTACTACGGTGCCCAGGGAAATAGGCGTGCAACTGCGTCGTCGATTCACTGGATGGGTAGCTCAGGTATACGACGGTTCTATGCTGGATTCGGCACCAGTTGATATTACTTTTACTGTCCGCGATGATACCTGGCGGTACCTGGATAATCCCGGCAGGTTAGAGCGTCATAATCGCTTTAACAAACATGTTGGATGGGCAGCGAATCAGGATCTGTTCCATCTGGAAACCAAAACAGACGATGTTCTGCGTATTTTTGTAGACCACGCTGCATTTGATGTTAGTGGTTTTGATCACTCCTTAAGTATCCTTATGAACCTTCAGCGTCTGACCGTTCCGTATGAGGCCAGAACGTTGACTGATGATGGATTGGTTACCATTGATCCGGGGAATATTTCGGTAACTCCATACAGACGGACGCCGGTGCCAGCAACCGAATTTGCAGCTGAATTGCGTAAGAGTGACGTTTTTATCGTTACGCATCCCGAAAGCCTTGGATTAACTGTTCTTGAGGCGGCAATGTGTGGGGCGTTGGTATTAACGCCTCCCGATTGCCTTCCGCCAGATCGCCTGGCTTTGGTGAACCATATGGTTATCAAGTCACGGATTGATTGGGATGAGGTTATTGCTCGCGTTGATCGCGTGAAAAATGCTGAAAAGGTCCAGTGTCACACCTGGTCGGCAATTGCGGAAAAGATGCTTGAGACGTTTATCACGCAGAAACCGTCGCGCGGTAACGGATAAAAAATTGAACCCGTCATAACAGAAAAGCCCGAACGCCGGGCTTTTCTTAAGCCTTGTCAACAGAGACTTGAGCGGCTTTTATGGATAGATTCCCGCTGGCCTCTATCGCCATACTTCCCCCCGCCTTCAGGGCGACATCCGCGCCTGACTTTATATCGAGATTTCCTGCGGAAGAGATGAATGCCGGACCTTGAGAAATGGCATATAACTCCCCGGCCTCGTTGAACCCGATTGTTGTTCCACTTTTCAAGTGCGTAACGGCCCAGGCTCCGCCCGCCGTCCGGACCTCCATTAGTCCGTTCCGCGACGAAATAAAGTCTTTTTTGGCGCTGGTTGATGGTTGTGCTGGTGCACCTTCGACTTCAGGCGGTACATAGCCTTCACCTTGTCCTGACGCTTCAGGAGGCACATTGGGAGCACCACCGGATGCATCCTGTGCATAACCGATTATCAATGGCCATCGAGAATCCCCATTGTAGGGAAATTCTACCCATACTTTATCGCCGGGCAGAAATGGTGAAAACGTGTTTGCATTGGACAATATAGCTTCTGCCCACGGCAATGAGGCATCTGGTAACCCATCCATCATGCCGACAACGCGTATTTGTGTACGCATCAGACCTTTAGGGTCATCGACGCTTACCACTACAGCCCGATACTTCCCTGTCAAACTACCCATTCACCACTCCTAACTGTGCTCGGCTGACAAAACGGAAGCGGTCTTCGAAATGAGTCACGGACATCACTATCATTTTGTCAGGGATAGATTCATCGAGTTCTCCGTCACCTGCCGTGTTATGCACGACAATTTTCAGCGTCGTACCCGGAGTTAGCGCGGCATTTCCTTCCACCAGCATATCGAGGCGGGGGAGAATAAATTTGTTGTAGTTCGCCAGCGCGGTAGGATCGGGATTGCTCGTAAATTTAATGGGGTCTTCCTGGTTACCTGAGTAAACCACACCTTTGGTCATGTCATAACTGGCCATTCTGTAATTGTGGCGGCGCTGGTATTCATAATCGGCATTCAGGATGTTGAACTGACTAATTGTAAATCCGGATGTGTTGGGATTGGCGGACTCATAAGTAAGCGATGAAGCGGCGTTTGCCATTTTTTCCATACTTTTAAAATTGATCATCCCCCTGGATGCCCAGCACATAGAACCGGTATCCCGGGCTATCTCCTGCAATACCTTGGTCGGTTTTTCTCCAACATTTAGGTGGTATGTGGATGTTTTTCTGAATGAATCAGCATTTACCTTCAGACCAGGGGCAAGAGTGGAAACTACGGCTGATGGGGGCTTATCAACAAAATACTGTGCGCTGGTGGACGGAACTTTCAATAACCGCACCGGGTTACTAAACGCGTAAATCAGTACGGTATCGTCCTTGCGCGGCGCTTTAAGAACGAAGAACTCTTCCGAGAACAGGATGCCGCCATGACCTTCCGGATCACCAAGTGAAACAGTCAGTATTGTTCCAAATTTCACCCCCAGCTTATTGACCACGTAAGCCGTTGAATCCCTGACCATGAGCATAAGCTGGGGACCAGATAGCTCCCCGGGTTCGACATAGGTACATCCTACGATCATTTCGCGAGGGATTTCGTTCTGCCCAATTGAAACAGATTGCAGGAATAGCTGAGTGCGTTTGGAATCAGTTTCCGGGGCTGTGGTGGTCTTTGTGGCCATCTCACGCCTCCAGAATTTTCGCTTTTACCGTTATGGTGCCGTTGGTTTGCTTCATATAAGCCAGGATTGGAAGCTCCGCCACAACGGTGAGGTTCAATCCAACCGCGAACAGCCTGTTATCGGCGGTGCCGGTGGTCAGATCCTGAAATGCGATTGATTTTTGCCCTTCTATGTAACAGGTAACCGGTATCTCATAACCGCCGACATTGGCAATATGAGTGAAAGATGCCTGCCCGAGGCTGGCATACATTCGTAGCCAGAATGCTAATGCAGTTGAAACCATCCCAAGAGATTCCTTCTCGTCACTGGCTATCCATAGCGAATATTCCAGTGAGAAAGGGATAGTCGATACCAGGGCTTCAATCTCATCATTTTCATTGGTGACCTGTCCTTCATCGTAATTATCGCGGCACAGTTCACCTTCATAAATTGAAAACGCGGGAGAACGAGACAGATTCACAAGCGGCATTGCCAGCTTATTTACCGGGCCAGAAGAGACTGTATCTTTACGCCCGGCGCGATCGGCTTCAAATGATGACAACCATTCTTTCACATCACTAAAAGTGCCGAGCGTTATGCGATCTCTTGGGGTGCGTTTCAGAAACTCCCGGAACGACTGGTTAGCTCGATCATTAAAGCTGACAACTTGTGAGTCGAACGCTTCGTTTAAAGCCTGTGCGAGCGCCGAATCAATGCCATCAATAGTGGCAAATTCCAGCTTACCGGTTGGAGTAAGACCTTTTTTCTTAAAGATGGCCAGTAGCCATTCCTGATTATTCAGAATCACCGATGAAATTCCCTTCAAAGGCGCGTGAAGGCACGCAATAAAACAAACTGCCTACCCTGGCAGTGCCGTAATTGAATATTTTATGTATGTACCAGAAGCGGCGAATGGTTGTGCCGTCTGACAGCTGTTCCAGCCATTCGAGCATAGAACCCACTGGCACATTAACGGCGGCTAACCGAAGGATTAAAGCACTGTCGCTAATTCCCGTATTATCACTGCCGTCGTATAGCGCGTAGAAGGCGTCCATCTCATCCGGGCAGTCGAGGGCCGTTATCAGTTCTGGATCCTGATAGTCATATATGCGTTGGTTCGGTTCTATTATTTCAGATGCCGTTTCAGGTGCATTTTTGTCTCTGTAAGGTATTGCGCGATACAGAACTGCATCGAATGAGTCAGGGTCTAGCTTGATTGCTTTGAGCCAGTCCATCCGCACAAGATTATTAAATATTGCATGGCCTTCATAACGGTGGCGCACACCAGAGTCACTAAGCAGGCCGTGATCCAGATTGGGACGGTGATTGTCCTCCACATGATCAACAATATTACCAACGTTAACACCATCGGTTTCGATTTCAGCATCAATATCTTCCTCTTCAATCAGTTCAGAACCTTCGCCTGGAATATCCGGATCCGATTCGGTGTCCGGGAGGTTATCACCAGTCACTTGTTGTGATGGTTCTGTGTCCTCAAACATGTCATCAAAGAAACCAGCCATCGATTATCCTTTCCGTTTACGGGCTTCGTTAATTTGTGTCTCAAGAATGCTTCGCGCCTGCGCGGTGGCAGCGGCCTTGTCCATTCCCTGACTCATGAAAAACTTTATGAGGTTGTTCGCCTGCGTTTGCAGGGCTTTTTTGAGAGCGTCGGCTTCAGCGCGAGCCTGGGCTTCCCTCACCCGCGATGCTTTTAGTTCGGCATTCTTCCTGTTTGCCGTGGTGCGAGCTTTTTTTAACAACCGGCGAACGTTGTCCGTGGCGCTATCTTTGGCGCGTAGTTTTTTGCCTAATGCATCCTGAGATTTCAGATACAGCTCATACTCACGCGCAGCTTTAGCCTGATCCGTCGTTGTTGTCCGGTTGCGCGCGAGCGATTTAGCCAGTTCGCCTTTGAAATAGGTTGTTGTCTTCCGCTTGTCATCGCCGAAGGCCACCTGTTCAGCTGCTTTTTCCAGGGCAATAATGATGGCCTTGTGCCATGTGGGAGACTGAAAACGCGTCATAGCGTGCAAAACATGTTTGCAAGCCACGCCAGTCAGATCAGGGTTGCGGATTTTGGGGAATGCATACTCTTTTGGCGGCGCGACAGCATAGTTACCAGCCGTGGCCATATAACGATACCAGTATTGATGGCGTCCACAATCACAGTCGAAAGATACCCGGCCCTTGCAGAGATCGGCAGCGATTCGGGCTTTTTTCGCACCGTCTTCAGCAATATCCTCAACGGCTTTATCCCATTCCTCAAATCGAATTCTGACACGGTGATGCTGGTGGACCGACTCATCCGAGGCATTAACAGATATCAATGCAAGGTTGTGTTTTAGCCCGAGGAATGTCGCGGCTTTGATCCCTGTGCCATCAGAAACTTTGTTGTTAGCGCGTTTTATATCAATGCTGGTGGACTGCGCCACCAGCTGAGCATAGGTAATGCCGGGTACGGTGCTCTTGAATTTGGTTTTATGAGCCTGCCTTGAGGTGTTGAAACTGCGTATATCTTCGGGCGTAAAGTAGGTGCCATCTTTCTTTTTCCCAAGGCTGAGGAATGCCTCAAGTTCGCGGTTACGCATCCCCATAATCCTTGGGGTGAGTGTACGCCGCGCGTTTCGCCGATTCTGACGCTGCTGTTTACGGATAAGATCGAAGACCTTGTTAAAGTCTTTTGCACTTAATCCATCAGTCTGATAGCGACCAAGGTTGTCGCGAGCATATTCAGTTGGCATTCAATCCCCTTATGCAATGGATAATGTCCCTATCACCTGGCCGTCATATTGGAAATGGCGAATCATTTCGCGGATCCAGGTGGCAGGTGGGAGTTTTAATTTTTTGCCAACAGTCATACCCTGAGACTCATCCTCAAGCCCGGCGGCGAGCGTCACAACCCAGCGTAGCTCTGCTATGCCCCACATACGGTAAGCCAGCAAATCCGGGCGATATTGCTCATCTGGAAGAACGTAATAAATCGTCAGATTCTTGTCGTTCGATTCACACATAAGCATCACCTCTTTGCGCAGCTCTGCCCTGAGTATTGGATCGGCTATGTTGCGGTCGTCATACCGCGACAGAGGATATTGCCGGGTGCTTTGGGTTGTAGTGATTGATGTAGCCATAGTCAGCCTGCTAGAAATAGATGATGGTGATTCTACTGCTAGTCATTTGTTGAATATTTAACTTAATAAAAGAAAATTATTAGTGCAATTTTGATTGTGAAATGTATCATTCTGCCCTTAAGTAGGTTCTTCACGAGGAAACAAAATTGGCAGAACGTGTTGATGATGCAGAGCTGAGCATGAATCAGTTAGAAGCTCTCAAAGACATGGCCATCGATAACATCAGAAAGCAGGCACAGGTCGTGAGCCAGGTTTTTACAGGGAAGTGTCGTTACTGCAATGAATCGATTGAATCAGGCATTTATTGTGACGCTGAATGTGCGCAATGGCACAGGGAAGAGCAGGCTGCAAAACAGCGTAAATATGGCATGCGACCGGCAGGATTTGACTGATTATGTTGCGCTTTACTGAGGAAGAGTTTCAGGCTTTTAGTGAGCGTCGAAATAAGGGGCGGTCCAGGCCAAAAACCAAAAAGGATCCATTCTTATCGCTTGCGCCGGTAAAAGAAGTTTCTCCACATGCGAAGGCACTTGCAGCACTGGCAAAGAACCCAGACCTGCGCGACGGAAATTGCGAGCACTTCGAGCAGGTTTTCATTTTTGATTACTTCGAACGCAAGCACCCTGACATCTATGAGCTGTTGCATGCAACGCCTAACGGAGGGAAACGTTCAAAAGCAACCGCCGGGAAAATGAAGGCTGAAGGGCAGAAAAAAGGTTATCCGGACATGAGTCTCGATAAAGCATGCGGTATTTATCACGGCATGCGAATTGAGCTTAAAGAACTAAATGGTAAAGCCCCGACGAAAGAGCAGATCGCCTGGATGCGCAGGCTTAGAGAGGAAGGTTACTACGTCGTTCTTGCGTATGGTGCAGAACAAGCGATAACCGCCATCCTGGAATACATAAGCCTTAAAAAGGGTGAGGCTATTGAGCATGTATTGAACGGCGATAAGTGGTTGCATGCTTCTTGAAATAATAAATTAATTAGTGCATATCCGCTCTTTGTGATAGTGCGCCTTAACATCGGGAGAATAATCGTGTCATCCAAGGTTAATTATGAGTCGCTGGCATCGGTCATGCCGCGTAATGAACAGGAAACAGATGCTGTAGTGGACCCTGTACTGATGAATCCCCTAATGATTTTGGTAAAAATCATTAAGTTAAGGTGGATACACATCTTGTCATATGATCAAATGGTTTCGCGAAAAATCAATAATCAGACAACAAGATGTGCGAACTCGATATTTTACACGACTCTCTTTACCAATTCTGCCCCGAATTACACTTAAAACGACTCAACAGCTTAACGTTGGCTTGCCACGCATTACTTGACTGTAAAACTCTCACTCTTACCGAACTTGGCCGTAACCTGCCAACCAAAGCGAGAACAAAACATAACATCAAACGAATCGACCGATTGTTAGGTAATCGTCACCTCCACAAAGAGCGACTCGCTGTATACCGTTGGCATGCTAGCTTTATCTGTTCGGGCAATACGATGCCCATTGTACTTGTTGACTGGTCTGATATTCGTGAGCAAAAACGACTTATGGTATTGCGAGCTTCAGTCGCACTACACGGTCGTTCTGTTACTCTTTATGAGAAAGCGTTCCCGCTTTCAGAGCAATGTTCAAAGAAAGCTCATGACCAATTTCTAGCCGACCTTGCGAGCATTCTACCGAGTAACACCACACCGCTCATTGTCAGTGATGCTGGCTTTAAAGTGCCATGGTATAAATCCGTTGAGAAGCTGGGTTGGTACTGGTTAAGTCGAGTAAGAGGAAAAGTACAATATGCAGACCTAGGAGCGGAAAACTGGAAACCTATCAGCAACTTACATGATATGTCATCTAGTCACTCAAAGACTTTAGGCTATAAGAGGCTGACTAAAAGCAATCCAATCTCATGCCAAATTCTATTGTATAAATCTCGCTCTAAAGGCCGAAAAAATCAGCGCTCGACACGGACTCATTGTCACCACCCGTCACCTAAAATCTACTCAGCGTCGGCAAAGGAGCCATGGGTTCTAGCAACTAACTTACCTGTTGAAATTCGAACACCCAAACAACTTGTTAATATCTATTCGAAGCGAATGCAGATTGAAGAAACCTTCCGAGACTTGAAAAGTCCTGCCTACGGACTAGGCCTACGCCATAGCCGAACGAGCAGCTCAGAGCGTTTTGATATCATGCTGCTAATCGCCCTGATGCTTCAACTAACATGTTGGCTTGCGGGCGTTCATGCTCAGAAACAAGGTTGGGACAAGCACTTCCAGGCTAACACAGTCAGAAATCGAAACGTACTCTCAACAGTTCGCTTAGGCATGGAAGTTTTGCGGCATTCTGGCTACACAATAACAAGGGAAGACTTACTCGTGGCTGCAACCCTACTAGCTCAAAATTTATTCACACATGGTTACGCTTTGGGGAAATTATGAGGGGATCTCTCAGAGCTTAACGTTGGCCTGCCACGCCTTACTTGACTGTAAAACTCTCACTCTTACCGAACTTGGCCGTAACCTGCCAACCAAAGCGAGAACAAAACATAACATCAAACGAATCGACCGATTGTTAGGTAATCGTCACCTCCACAAAGAGCGACTCGCTGTATACCGTTGGCATGCTAGCTTTATCTGTTCGGGCAATACGATGCCCATTGTACTTGTTGACTGGTCTGATATCCGTGAGCAAAAACGGCTTATGGTATTGCGAGCTTCAGTCGCACTACACGGTCGTTCTGTTACTCTTTATGAGAAAGCGTTCCCGCTTTCAGAGCAATGTTCAAAGAAAGCTCATGACCAATTTCTAGCCGACCTTGCGAGCATTCTACCGAGTAACACCACACCGCTCATTGTCAGTGATGCTGGCTTTAAAGTGCCATGGTATAAATCCGTTGAGAAGCTGGGTTGGTACTGGTTAAGTCGAGTAAGAGGAAAAGTACAATATGCAGACCTAGGAGCGGAAAACTGGAAACCTATCAGCAACTTACATGATATGTCATCTAGTCACTCAAAGACTTTAGGCTATAAGAGGCTGACTAAAAGCAATCCAATCTCATGCCAAATTCTATTGTATAAATCTCGCTCTAAAGGCCGAAAAAATCAGCGCTCGACACGGACTCATTGTCACCACCCGTCACCTAAAATCTACTCAGCGTCGGCAAAGGAGCCATGGGTTCTAGCAACTAACTTACCTGTTGAAATTCGAACACCCAAACAACTTGTTAATATCTATTCGAAGCGAATGCAGATTGAAGAAACCTTCCGAGACTTGAAAAGTCCTGCCTACGGACTAGGCCTACGCCATAGCCGAACGAGCAGCTCAGAGCGTTTTGATATCATGCTGCTAATCGCCCTGATGCTTCAACTAACATGTTGGCTTGCGGGCGTTCATGCTCAGAAACAAGGTTGGGACAAGCACTTCCAGGCTAACACAGTCAGAAATCGAAACGTACTCTCAACAGTTCGCTTAGGCATGGAAGTTTTGCGGCATTCTGGCTACACAATAACAAGGGAAGACTTACTCGTGGCTGCAACCCTACTAGCTCAAAATTTATTCACACATGGTTACGCTTTGGGGAAATTATGAGGGGATCTCTCAGGACCCTGTAATCGCTGAAATGAATGCTCGCCTGGAGGCTGAATTTGCAGCTGAGAATGAACATACCACCCAGGGCGACTAGGACTGTTTTTTGTGTCGGTAGCGGTCCGTCACTCACTCGTGAGGACTGTGCTGCTATAGAAAAAACTGGCTGTTCAATCATCGCGGTTAACAATTCCTGGCAGATGTTCGATGACATTTATGCCTTATACGCCGGTGATTTGTCATGGTGGAAGCAATACGGTTCCACCATACCGGGAGGGAGGTTCCGCAAAGTGACAGCCAACCTGGCGGCGGCGAAATCATTTTCGTTGGAGTACAGGCGATATTGTGGACCGGCGGAAGGGGTAAATAGCGGCGCGCAGGCTATCAGTCTGGCGGCTGAATCAGGGGCTGAAGTAGTTGTATTAGTCGGCTATGACTGTTCTCTGCAAAACGGCCTTCATTGGCATGGCGCGCACCCTCAAGCACTACGGAATCCAACGCAGGTGTCTATTTCTAAATGGCAACAGCAGTTCCTGGATACCCGCAAAAAACACGCAGATTTACATATTTTGAATGCAAGTAGGAGCAGTGCAATTCAATGTTTCCCAAGAATAAATTTAGAGGCAGTGATCGCGTTATTATCGTCGGCAGTGGCCCAAGCGCCGCAAACTTTGTTGCGCCGCGCGGAGTGCCGATTATAGCGGTCAATGGGGCCATCGACTGGCTTAACCGCGCTTCTTATTTTTTCACACTTGATCCATCGCCAGACAATATGCGGCGCGTTGGTCGTGGCCGCCGTCGCCGTGGTGTTTGTTATTGCATGGCACTACCCGATGTTAAAGAACGTGAAGTCAGGGATGGCGTTCTGTGCTTCCGTCGTGTGGCTGAACGCGGCACGGAGCCAAAAAATACGAATTCTCCCGAGTGGTGGGCGTGGCGCTGGTCCGCTCATTTCGGCCTTTGCGAAGATGAGAATGAAATTGCCAGCGGCAATAGTGCATATGGTGCTCTGAACCTGGCTTTCCATATCGGATTCAAACATGTAGCCCTGGTGGGCGTTGACGCTACGCAAGAACCACGCGTTCACTCCGGCGGCACGCCAAAAAATCTAAGTCACCTGCCTTTGTTATTCCAGTCTGCGCGTGAACAGATTGACGTTGTTTCATGCGGGAAAATGGGAGGTATTCCGCAGATGACTCTTAAAGAATGGCTGAAGAATACATGATGGCACCCACAATTTATCACCGTATCGACGGTACCAAATACAGGAATGTCTGGGTTGTTGGTGATCTGCATGGTTGCTACACCAGACTGATGTCCGAACTCCATCGTGTGGATTTTGACCCGGCGCAGGATTTACTGATATCGGTCGGCGACCTTATCGATCGCGGTACTGAAAATGTCGAATGTCTGGAACTATTGCAGATGCCCTGGTTCAGGGCAGTGATGGGGAACCATGAGCGGTTGATGCTCGATGCGTTAAGTCCTGATGGCAACGTGAATAACTGGCTAATGAATGGTGGACAATGGTTCTTCATGTTGGACACTGATCAGGAAATATTAGCCAGGGCGCTGGTGGAGCTGGTAAGACGTCTGCCCTATATCATTGAGTTGAACACCGGGCAAGAAACTATCGTTATAGCCCATGCCGACTATCCGGATAATGAATATCAATTCGGTAAGGAGGTGCCGCTTTTCAACGTTGTCTGGGCGCGCGAGCGTATCAGTGATTCGATGGATGATATTGGTGGCGAAATTTCGGGCGCAGATCGTTTTATCTTTGGTCACACTCCGGTGAAAAGCCCGAAGACATTCTGGAATCAGCATTATATCGACACTGGTGCCGTATTTTGCGGAAACCTGACATTGATCAAAGTGAAAGGTGATGGTGCAGCATGAAGATTGCTTTAGTTCTTCGCTCTGGTGGTGACTATAACGCTTCCGATGTGCAGTGGCTGGTTAATCAACTGCCAAAAGGCTATGAAATTATTTGCCTGACAGACCTGAAGCGTTTACATGTACCTGGCGTCAAAGTTATCCCATTGATCAACCAGTGGCAAAAGTGCCGTGGCTGGTGGGCGAAAATCGAGTTGTTCCGACCGGATATAACCGATGATCTGTTCTATCTGGATTTGGACACGGTTATTGCCGGTGATATACGCCCAATCCTTGAGAATCCACCAACCAGCTTCACCATGCTTAGGGATTTTTACCATCCACAATATCGTGGTAGCGGTGCCCTGTGGATACCAAATAGTGTAAAAGCGCATATCTGGAGTGCATTCTGGCAAGATCCGGAAGGTTGGATTGCTCGTTGTGTTACTACTGAATGCTGGGGTGATCAGGGGTTTTTGCGGAAGGTTATGGGTGATGATACACCAGCATTTCAGGATCTGTATCCAGGATGGTTTGTAAGTTACAAGGCCGATGTTGTGGAACCTGGTTCAAAATATGCGAGCGCGCGTTACTCCAGGGGGAATGGGACATTACCAAAGGACTGCCGAATAATCTTTTTCCACGGCAAACCGCGGCCTCGCGAAGTGTCAGAGGATTGGCTTCCCCTCATTAGCTCGTTTTTTGAGCGAGAATCAGAATAATATTGCTCTAATAATTCCATATTTTTAAAACGTGATGTACACTCATCACGTTTTTTATTAGAGCAATCCATAAGGTGCACTATGTGGCCATTCCGACGGAAATATCACTACTGGCTGATCGCCTTTGTTACGCCGACCGGCGGTATCAGGCATGTCATCACCAGGTATCGCAACAAGAGACTCACCTTAGCCAGAATTTTACAGGCTGCCATAGGTGAGGGACTGGATACAAATTGCGTAGTCCTTCCTCCTTCATACTTAGGAAAAATGACCGAAGCACAAGCTAATACGGAACTTTGAAATGAGCACTTCAGCACAAAACCAATCAATCGAAAATGTATCTATCCCTGATGTCCTGAATGCCGGTATCCCGGCCATTATCCAGAACATCCGGGCCGCGCAACGCCGCGTTAGTTGTGATGACCTCACAGCACGTTTTTTTGATAATGCGGTTCAGTCAGCGGAGATGCTTCACGCACAGCTTATTGATGTTTATAACGCAGAAGCTGATAGCCATAACTCCCTGGTAGATGCAGCTGAAAATATGCAGTTGGATCTCGGTCTGAAGGGTAAAGAAATTGAAGAGCTTCATCTGCAAATTGAACATTTGAAACGCCAGCAACAGGACGCGATCGACGATGCGACGCATGACGCCAACCAGCGTGCTGATAATGCCGAACGTATAAGCATTGAGCTGGAAACAAAACTCAATGAAATGACCGCGATGGTTGAACTGCGGAACTCACAGATTTCAACGCTAAAATCTCAATATAAAGAGATCATGAAACTTGATCCTTTTAACCTTGAGAAACGCTATAACAAAGCTAAAAGCGAGCGACAGGAACTGCGTAAGCAGGTCGCCGACCTTAACCAACAGCTCAAAAAAACTATTAAAGATGCAAGCGAGGCGCGCGTGGCATTTGCTAATAAAAAAGCAGAGGTTACCGCGCTGGTTAATGAGAATGCCAAATTTGCGACGCTCAAGAAGGAAATGTATGGCATTACTGAGCGCCGTTTCCCTGCAAGCAAACTCCATCCGACGTTAGGGCAAATCTCATTCTTCCCGCGCCTCCTGGCTTATGGGATCTCATCGCCTAAAGAGTTCAATAACGAGCGTCCTTATATCGTTTCTAAGCTGGACTTTGCTTATCAGTTCTGCTGCGACATGGGCTATGCCATTGATATCCGTATCAACGAATGGTTGATGCCAAACTTCCAGCCGTTGGCAATTTTCCGCGAGTTCCAGCCGGAAGGTTGGGTAGAGTTCTTCCATGAATTGATCTGTAAAGAGATGGAAAGCCGCCGCCCGGAATTGGTCCGTCGAGTTGAGTGGGCGCAAGAGGTTATGTTGGCAGATGCAGAGCTGCCGTTCGAACCGGAATTCATTGATGATCTGGCAACTAAAGGGTTGCATACCCTGTTTGATGTGGTTACCCGCCGTCATGAGCAGTTGGTTGTCGAATTGGGTTTAGAGGAAACAGCGGCAAGAAGACTTCTCGATGTTTGCTATGCACGTAGCGATGCATGGGAAAAAGAGAACGGCGGCACTATTTACGTTCGCTGATAGTTACAGTGTCACTTTTAATGCTGGTGGAGTGCGCCCACCAGCATTTTTTTCGTCCAATGAGGAGGGCATTTGAGTATTTTCAATAAACACGCACACCAGGAACGTCCGTACATCGTCATAGTAGATATTGATGGGACGATATCAGAGGCAACGGAAGACAGGCTGCATTTACTTCCACCACCTGGCAAAGGTGCATTAACAGAGCACTGGAACGAGTTTAACCTTGCCTGTGACACTGATGCTCCCATCACTCCAGTTATTGATATGGTGCGCCAGTTGTCCGGCATTTACACCCTCTGGTTTGTAACCGGGCGCTGTGAGATAGCCAGGGATAAAACACGAGCCTGGTTGCGTAAGCACGTAACAAACGGGGCTGAGCCTTTGCTATCTATGCGTCCTGCTACCGATGATAGAAATGACGGCCCAGCAAAGATTGATCTCCTTAAGAAAATTGGTCTAAGTAAAATCGCGTTCGCGCTGGAAGATAAGATTGAAGTGGCGCGTGTTTTCAGGAGTCACGGCGTACTTACGTTAATGGTCAGGGAGTATGAAAACGCGCTTCTCCATCAACAATAATTGCTCTAATAAATCTTGATTTTTAAAACAGAGAAAGTGAAAATAAAAACATGCCGCAAGGCGCGGCATGTATCCAATCAATCACAGGAGCTGAAAATATGAACACGGCATTCAAAATCATTATGGCCGCGATCTATTTCTGGCTGTTCTCTATCACTTTTGGCGGCATTGTCGCGCATGGGTAAGGGGGATGCATGAAAGGCGAAGTGAAAGAGCGCGGCATGATTTTCAACGATGAGATGGTCCGGGCCATCATCGAAGGAAGGAAAACGCAGACGCGGCGGATAATGAAAAATCAGCCTGCGGAAGTTGGTCCAGAAGCACCAGTGATGGTTAGAAAAATTGGTGCAGGTTTTCAGTGGTACGGGGCTGATGGTGTAAGCAGTGTCTTCAATTGCCCCTTTGGTATCGTCGGCGATCGAATTTGGGTTCGTGAAACATGGGCGATATTAGGCAATGAGGATGGTTGTAGTGTGGACTGGAACGACAACCTTTGTCGTGGTGATGAGAAGAACGCAGCAAGGATTTATCGGGCCAGTTGTGAGCAAAAGCCTGGTGATTACGGCTTATGGTCGATACCCGATGATGCCGACTGGAAACCTCACACTGTGAATGAAAAGTTTGATGGTGGGTGGCGTCCATCAATTCACATGCCGCGATGGGCATCACGCATTCTGTTGGAAATTACCAACGTGCGCGTTGAGCGGTTGAACGATATCAGCGAATGCGATGCAGGGGCTGAGGGCGTTCCGCCTGCTGGAAGTTTGCTTCCTGATTACCCGGAAACATTCCTTACTCCCAAGGGGGATTTCGCAATGGCCAAGGTTGCGTTCCAGCGTCTGTGGGAATCCATCTATGGTGAAGAAAGCTGGAACGCTAATCCCTGGGTATGGGTAATTGAGTTTAAGCGCATTCAGGAATAAACCGTGAGTATGCATCAAGTCGTCAGCTTTTCAGGTGACGGGATTGCCAGAATGTATGCCGACAGCGACTACAGAAATTTGTATCAGGCGATGGTGCAGGCCAAGCGGTTTGATACTGGTTCGTGTTCCGAATCATGTGAAATCTGGGGTGACCAATTGGAGTTGAAATTCGAAGAGGTTGTGGCATGACAATCGTAAAAACCCATACCGGTACCGTGATCACCAAAGATGGCCCGCAGGTAAAAAAACTGCACCAAACAGAGCGGATGTGGGTCGTTGGCAAAAACGAGTTTTACCACAAAGAAACTGGACGCCGCCATTTTGCAGAAAATACGCGCCGCCGACTGCTGTTAGACACCATCAAGCCTATCGAGGTGAAGCATGTTTAAACAGAACGAAAAAGCTATCGCTCAAATTGCTGATTATATCCCGCGTGCGTGCCGGGGTATGCAGTTGCAGGAAGCCAAAGCGCGCCTGGAGAAAAAAATTGCGCTCTATATTGATGACGGCTGTGATGCCGCCGTTCTTAACGAGGCGTTCGCACCAGCTCTTAACAGTCATACTCGGGAGTCCTTTCTTTCGTGCATCGCAGCGCAACTCCACCAAGGAGGCATCCAGTGAGTAACCGTTTTTACATGATGTGCTTGCGTGAAACTGTGGGTAATAACGCCTCATTCCATTGCCATAACGGCAATGGTTACAGTTCTGATATCGATCGCGCTCATGTTTACACGCTGGAAGAAGCCCAAAAAGCCTGGAATTGTGGGCGAGATATCGATCAGCCTGTTTGTGCCGATAGTGTGGATGCAATTGCTGTGTGGCACGTTGATTGCCAGTACATCCCTACAGAAAGCCTGATTGAGTCAGATTGCACTGCGTATGTGGCCTACAAAAAAGGTAGCTGGAACGGCAACGATGTTTACTGGCTTCAACACGGTGGATTGCCAACAGATGATTTCAGTAAAGCGACCATCTTTAGCGTCGCCAACAAAAACGAACCAGGAATAGTTTGGTTGCCATTTCCCATTGCTGATGCAGCAAAGCGCCGGACGTTCAATATCAATAACTTTAACCGCAGAACAATGGTTCAGGGCGCAGGTTTGGTCATGCCTGACTGGTTGAAAGAGCAGAACAGAAGAAAGAAGTCGCGAAGCGGGAAGGTGCGTTGGAATTGTCCGCATTGCGGAAAAATCACCTGGCAGTACAGCCCATATGATTTTGAAGGCTGTAGTGATTACAACTGTGAAGGATGGCGAGAATGACAATTGACTATCAGGTACTGCGCGAGGCGGCGGAACAGGCAACGCAAGATGAATGGGTAGCATATATTTTGCCGGGGCAAAACGGCACTTATCCTGCGCATACGTCTGAGGGTAGGCATTGCGGATACTTTATTGACTGGCCTGGCATTGATGGACAGAGAAACGCTGGTGCCAATGCCCGTTATATCGCGGCTATCCCACCCAAAGTTGTGCTGGCTCTACTGGATGAAATTAAGCGCCTGGAGGACACAAATATTGATGCTATGTGTCGAATTGCAGAGCTTGAGACTAATCTCGCGGCGCTGGTGGCGGAGAATGTGGGGCTAAAGGCGATATGTGATGACCGTCGCAGGTTCATCATGAATGGGGTGCAGATGGGTTATATCAAGGTGCCAGCAGCGGAAACAGATCCAGACCTTGAGACAATTCGCATTGCTATATCACCACAAAAGCCCATTCCAGCCACTGATGCTTTCCTGTCTGAAGTGCGGGCGCAGGGGGTGGATGCTGCTATAGAAGCTGCAAAAAATCTGGTGGTCCAAGAATATGAGTATAAGGATTTCAAAGCGGCGCAGAGTGATTGCTGTATGCACCCTGGTTCAGACCTGGTAGGGAAGGTTGAAATGACTGAGTGGTTAGTTGACTTTGCTGCCCAGCTTCGCAAAGGAGGCAACCAGTGAGCAAAATTGACCATCAGGCACTGCGTGAGGCGGCAGAGCAGGCAATGCATGACGACTGGGGATTTGACGCGGACCTTTTCCATGAGCTGGTAACACCATCGATTGTGCTGGAACTGCTGGATGAACAGGAAAGAAACCAGCAATACATCAAACGTCGCGACCAGGAGAACGAGGATATTGCGCTAACGGTAGGGAAACTGTTAATCGAAAACGGTCAGCTTGTTGCCGATACGCTACGCCACTTAGCTGATAACGAAATCGACTCTGATTATTTTGCTATCACCTCAACGAATGAGAACGGTACTGAAATTGATCATGAGATGGCTATTACCGATTACGCACTGCAAGCTGCCGGAACTGTAGACGAATTGGTTGCAGCGCTGGAATCCGCAGAGAAGCGCATAGCAGAACTGTCTGCTAGCCACAGCAAATTGCGCGACACAATGGCTGGCATCCACAACACAATCCGAATGGATGGCGGATATACGCCACTGACAGCAATCCTTAACGCTGCTAAACGCGCATATGAAGAATCAGCAAGCGCAGCTGGCATTCGCATCAAAGGAGAGTGATATGGCGTTAACACACCGCGAACTCTGTCAGATTGCGTACAAGTTCCTTAAGCGCAACGGGTTCAAGGTTTGTTTTCATGACCGCTTTATAGCTGTAACCAGTACCGGAGAACAGCCAGATGCTATGGGATTCAGAAATTCAGCATCATGCCTGATAGAGGCGAAATGTTCTCGTGCTGACTTGTTGGCAGATAGAAAAAAGCGTTTTCGTAAAAATCCGTCTCTTGGAATGGGAGACTGGCGATTCTTTATTAGTGAGCCGGGAATTATTTCAATTGAGGATTTACCACCTGGCTGGGGATTACTTCACGTTGTTAACGGAAGAGTACGGAAAGTACATGGGTGGCCCAAGGGTAATTGCTGTTGGGGTAATCCTGACGATAAGCCATTTACTGGAAATAAGCAGGTTGAATGCGATTACATGTTATCTGCATTAAGGCGCATGGAGTTGAGAGGGCACCTTAATGAAATATATGACGGTGTAATTGTTAATAAGAAAGAAGGAAACGCGGCATGAACACTTTCACCGACAAAGAATTGATTAAAGAAATCAAAGAACGTATAGGCAGCCTGGACGTGCGAGACAATATTGAGCGCCGTGCTTATGAAATAGCGTTAGCCTCGCTGGAAGCTGAACCGGTGGCATGGCAGGTCACAATCACAAAAGACGGCCTGGACTCAGCCTCTATTATTTACCGTGACTGTGCAGAGAAAGATACATGGGTTCGGATACATGAGACACTTGGTTCTGTCGTACATGTCACCCCGCTTTACATGGCGTCGCCAGTGCCTGTAGTGCCGGAAGAAAAAACAATGCCTAATCCTCTTAGCATGTACGCGGTTGATGCTGTTGCCGCTATTGCAGAGGTAAGAGGCTGGAATGCCTGCCGCGCGGCTATGCTTCATGGGAAAGGAAAGTGATATGGCTAACTCATTACTTGAAACCTGCAACAACTGGCAGATTCAGAGGGCGGAGATTTTATCTCGCAATCCAGATATGGCAATGACAATTGATAATCTGGACACGCTAATTGAACGGACCGTGCGTTCTGCAATTGATATAGCACATCGAGTGGATTGGGATTTCAGAGAAGCGGAGCGGCTTGCTAAAGAGCAGGAGAAAGCAGCGGGTAAAGGAGACTGATATGGATAAAAACACCACTGCTTACTGGAATCTGTCACTTGATACCGAATGCCCAAAATGCGGTCACAATTTCGATCTGCTTTGTGATCCAGATTTCTGGGAATTTTCTGGAGCAAAACAGGCATGTGAAGAAATAAAAGGTTACGAAACATGCTGTCCAGAATGTAACCATGAATTTAAAACAGATTTTGTGTATTGAGGCATAACGAATGACCACTTTTACTAAAGAACAATTAATAGAGATGATTAAGCGCAATATAACGATTATGGATCGTTATCCTGATTTAGTAACTGCACAAATGGATCTGGAAGTATACAAAATTGCGCTGGCATCACTGGAAGCAGAACCAGTTGCTTATATTTTCAAACATCCGGCCGGGAAATTATTCTGGGCTTTAACGGATGAAAGCAATAAAGAGCAAGCGGACGTTATTCCTGTTTATGCTGCCGCGCCTGCGTCGGTTGTGCCGGATAATGCATCAGAGCCTCTTGCTTATGCTTACAAAGAGCTTACGCCTGAGATTATGCGCAACCATTTAGCTGTATTCGAGCGATATGGAATAGCCCCAAACGATAGCTCTACCACAATTCAGGCACTGCGAATCGCGCTGGATGGTATAGAGCGGAGCGACGCCATGCTTCAGTCCGGAAACTTTCGGGAAAACAAGAATTCGTCAACCAATAATTTTCGGGAAATCGCGGAAACGTCAACCAACTATCCGGTAATTCCTAGTGAGGTGTTGTCCGCAATCCTGAAGGTTGCCAAGATTCGTGCCGATTTCGATGATTTTGACGGTGACAGGCGAGGTATCGATGATTGTCTGGATGAGGCTGAGCAAGAGCTTATCGTTACCATTAACAAATATGCCAGTCAGTTGGCAGCAGAACCGATAGCGACTAATGACGTTCGAGAGCAAACAGCCGTTCCGCCAGTTCCGGTAATACAGGCTGATGTCGCGCAGGCAATTGAAAAACTCAAACGGAAATTAGTGGAATGCAATCGCTATAACTACTGCGCAGATGCAGTTAAAGGCGTTGAGGATGCCTGCCGTGCTGTTAGCTATAGCCATGCCGACAATCAACCAGCATCTGGCAACCAGGCAGCCGAATCCAATCGCGGTAATGAGTGGACCGGCAATCCTGATATTGATAACGCCATCATCATGCTCGATCGCATAGATACGCTGGAAAGTTGCGATGATGACCGTATTGAGGCTGTTAAGGCTGTTTTGCGTAGACTAGCTGGCAACTCTCCGGTAACTCCGGATGGTTGGATAAGCTGTAGTGAGCGAATGCCGGATACCAAAACAGCCGTTCTTGTTGCCGTGGAGTTTGACAGGAAAGGTGACTGGCGAATGAAATGGGCTACTTACATCCCGGGGCATCCTGACGCTAATGATGGGTGGATAATTCCTGGTGCGTCGTGGAAACCGTCACACTGGATGCCGCTACCAGAACCGCCGCAGGAGGTGAATCAATGAGCTGGCCTGAAGCATTCACCACGGTAGGAATTGTGATGGCGGCAGCACTGGGTTTGTATTCAATTTGTCGCTGGTGGTAACGATGGGAAAAATAACTTTTGTAGTCGAATTTGAGGATGGTAAAGAGCCACCTGTTAGCGCCAATCTTGATGTTGCTGGTGGCAGGCTTGTTTCGGTTCTATTTGGTGACTACCGAGATGATTTCTTCCAACCAGAAGAAGTTGATGTGGTGCGAGAGGCATTAAACGAGTTAAGTGTTGATAACGATGATGCTCATGCGGAAATCATCCAAAAAATGGAGCTGCTAACTCACTAAATTATCAATTATGGTGCTATCACCTACGACACCGAGAGAAAATTTATAATGTCAAAAGTAAATGTTTTGATTTTTTCAGCAATTGTTGGCTTTGGTTTTACTGCCGGAGTGCAGATTTATATTACGTGGGAAAAAATCATCAACTACGCATGGAGTTGTTTTATTAAGTGAGGTAAGTATGTGGAGAGGTAATAGTCATGGCAAAAGCCAGATGATACTTACCGAATATCAGCTCGACCACAAAACCAATAAATCACGTTCAGTATATTTGCTTCGCCACAATAGCCGCGTAAGGAATACCGTACTGGAGCAAAATCTGACCGTTGAAATGGATAATTACGGGGGCTTCAAGCCAACAATATCGCTTGATGATTTTCCTCGTGGTTTAAGCGAAAGAGAAGCAATGCTGAAATTAGCAGAATGGCTACAAAGATTAAGCATTGCTATTGAAGATAACTGGTCTGAACCTTAAATTAATATGATGACACTAAAACATTTTCTTGACCGCCCATTATGGGCGGCAGCCGCAGGCTATGACTTTAATTATATGGATTGCATGTCTTATACTGCCAATGCATACGACCATTCGTTCAGCCTGCTGTTTAATTCTTTAAGAATATTGCCGGAAACAGAAGTTGGAGAGCTTCATTTATGGATATTGGGCTTTATCGCGGCTGTCGTTGGTATTGCTGTATGGCCTTTTATTTTCTGGCTGGTGGCTGTTGTAGTGTGGTTTAAGTGCAAGACATACCGGAGAAAGTATTTCTTAGGTGATGGAATGACTGATATTGCCAAAATGAACATTGAAAAATGGACTAAGGAATGTGAAAAGAAATGGCGCAAAAAGAAATGACCAGAATCACTGAAGAGCGTATATCAGAGATTATTTCCCGTATCGAAATGTATGGTCACGGTGCTGGATATACGGCAGATGAAGTATTGGCACTTGCCCAAATGGCTTTGGCGGCTTGCAAAGATGATAAAAAAATGAAGCTTATCGACTTGTTAGTGAAGGAGCTGCCTAAGTGCGGCGGGTGGCCTGATGGAATGAGTTATTGTTACCTACCCAGTGTCAATTTAATGGCACCATGCGCGACTTTTGCTTTTGGCTCAGACCACAAAAAAGACACTTTCTTTGGGCGCAATTTTTGTTGTGAGATTGAGCTTCCAATTGGTGACCTTGATAGCGATGAATACCAGTCAGTTGTCACTCGCGAACAATACGAATCAGCTCTCATAGCGTCGCAGAAAGTCGAGTTCAATGGTGATGAACCTGAAAGTAAGACTTACAGGTTGGATTTTGGGCAATGGCTGGAACAGCAACGCGGAAAGATCGATGTGGACTGTGGTTGTGTGTCCACTGAAACATTCATGCACTGGCTGCGGGTAGCTTACGAGGCTGGCAACTATCCGGATATTCCGGATAGTTCGGTGTCAGCGCCAGGAAAGGGCGTCACCGGTGGACGTATCCGCATTAAGCCGCATGTTTATCGCGAACTGGTTAACCGTCTCCACGATACAGCGATCAAGTGTGCTGGCACCCAGCAATTACGAGAAAGAATTAGCCGTGTTTTGGGCGACGTTATTACGCCAGATCATCATAAACAAGCCGAGAAAAGTGGCTTGGAAAGGTGTCACCTTGAGGCGGCATTAAACATTAAGCCGGGGCATACGCTTGGCATTATTGATGCACTATTGGTTCATAAGATGGCCAGGGCTTTATTGCCGCTGGTGGCTGAAAAGCATGAGGCGGACCATGCCAACGAAAGCTGAGTTACAGGCGCGCATAGAGATTCTTGAAAAAGAGAATGCGAGTCTAAAAGGAATGCTGGCGCGGGCGGAAAGGGAATTATCAGGCAAATTATTGCCAGAAGAGCTGCCACCAGCAGATATACCTGATCGAGTGTCCTGGTGGATGAAGTATTTCCGTGCACCGTGGGAGGCGTTTTGGTGCTACGACCATCGCAGATGGTGTGATGAGCTTGATAGCAGTTTCCCCTATTTTGCGGAAGGGAACTCTTGCCCTGAATGTAGGAGTTAATGATGACCGGCGAGCTTTATTTTAAAATGGCACGGGAGCGGCGTGTGCATCTGGATCGGATATTTCATCTCCAGAAGAGAGTAGAAGAACTGGAACGTCGTCTGAACTGTTATCCTGTTGATATGGTGTCTGCAATACCGCCGATTCCAATAGAAATGCAGATCCGCCTATGGATGGAAGAATATGGAATGCCGTGGGAGATATTTTTCTGCTTCGACCATAAACAGTGGGTAGATGAGCTGGATAATAGTTTCCCATATTTCACAGAGAACACATGCCCAGTATGCAGGAAGAACGGAATATGACAAAATTTGGAAAGCTGGAAGCTCATTTGCTAACTCGTAACTACCGCCATGATATACACCCATATAGACAGTGGATCGATGAAAGCGAAGGAGTAGTTACATTCCCTCTATACAGGTTTGATGGGATGTTGGCTGGGTATCAGACATATAGACCAGGTGCTCATAAGCAGCATAGCAATCCGAAGATGGCCCGGTATTTCACGCGATCACACGGCAGACAGTTACTTTGGGGAACCTATCTTCCTTTAAAAGATGGCCCAATATGGATAACTGAGTCTATTTTTAAGAGCGCAGCTGTACACAACGCGGGCGGCAATTCGTGGGCGCTGTTAGGTTCGACTTTCTCCGCAGGATTACGCCGTCAACTTGCGATGCTGCCGTATGACTTTCGTGTAATAGGTGACAATGATGCGGCTGGTGAATTACTTGTGAAGTCTTTCGGAAAAGGTTTTGTGGCCCCGGATCTTGACGAGCTACAACCACATGAAGTGTCTCATTTGATTTTTAGCCATAGCCAATAAGCATCTCTCCCCTTTGAGGCCACAACTAGTGGCCTTAAACAATTTGTTTTCTACGTTTTCTTATTTGAGAAAATCACGTTGTTGGCAGCTCATAGGCTCGTTGTTATACATGGCTGTATAGATTATGAGCGTAAATTATTAGCGGATTTTAAGCCATATTCACCGTTGTAGAAATTACTCATGTTCCATTCATTGGGAAGCTCTTTTCTGTCCAATGTATAGTGGCGCACGATATAACGATCTTCATCTTCTTCGATGGACAGGCGGACATAGCCAATGTGAATTACCGATACGGGCGGCGTCCGTATTGCATAGATATCGCGGAGATATACCGGTAGCTCGACAAATGCATCAGGTGCATCTGTGATGCTCATTTTTTCACAGTATTCATATAACGCATCGTTGATATCGTTAAGAGATTCATGATCGTATATTTCCAGGTAATTACCGCGATCGCGATGGTACTCGATTTTAGCCATTCAAAATCCTCTGTTATCGTTTTGCATTTCTCTAATCCGGTTCAGAACTACTTCGTGCTGGGCTTGGATAGCGGCTTTTTCGTTTTCAAGCCGGGCAATAGACATCTCTAATTCTTTGCTGTACCAGGCGAGCTGGGCCATGTTCATCCGGTTGTGGTCGAGAGTTGGAGACACTTCGACGCGCTCCCTTTCTTCCTGCTTTAATGAGAAGAGATTCATCTCATCCCTTGAGGAAAATTCAGCAACAATTTCTTGTTGATGATCCGGTCGCTGCGGCATCCTCGCCAGTATAAATGGCGGTTCTTTTGAAAACATGAATGTCGGCTGTGACCGTGTTTTCACCCATCTAGCCTGCTGTCTTTCGGCAAGTTCACAGGCTTCATCATAGTTATTTGCCAAACCAAGCACGGATGGACGGTCCCACGCGCCACCATTCAGACAATAAACAACAATTTTCCCGTCATGTTCTGTAACCCCATAGGGATGGTCCCACCAGGCGTCCAGCTGAGCTTTAGAGCGTTTCTCGTTAGGAGTGCAGTCAAAATTTTTGGGCAATACAGGATCGAGAGGAATGCGATTAGGCATAGCTAATTCCTTATTAACTGATTGGCAACGAGGTTACGCTGATCCGTTGGTGATGAATAGTAGCAAAGAGCACAAAATCATCAGCGGTGGTTGATGTACGTAACGCGTTTGCACCAAAGGTGTCTCTTTAATGTATACTGTATAAATGAACAGTATTATTGAGGTGAAAACGCTATGGGCTTCCCTTCTCCTGCGGCGGATTATGTTGAAAGCCGAATTTCTCTTGATCAGCAACTAATCAGGCATCCATCAGCAACCTACTTCATGCGGGCAGCTGATAGCCATCACCGTGAGGGAATATTGCAGGGTGCTTTGCTGGTGGTTGATTCCTCGCTTACTCCGGTTGATGGTTCTCTGCTTGTGTGCGCTATGGAGGGTGAATATCGCATAAAGAGATACAGGAAGTATCCGCGCCAGCACCTGGAGGATTTAAGCACCGGGAAGAAAGAGGCGTTACCAGTAGATGACGATGGATGCACGGGCAGTAATGCTGTTTTTGGTGTGATCACTCATGTCATCAATGATGCCCGAAGTGGGGAATTTGATGATTGTCCGGTCATTTAAGCTGCAAAGTGCTGGTGCTTTATGCCTGTGAAGTTTATAATTGTGTACACATAACGAGTACACGAGGTGTTTATGCAATCCATTAACTTCCGTACCGCGCGTGGCAACCTTTCTGAAGTGCTCAACAATGTTGAAGCCGGGGAAGAGGTTGAAATCACCCGCAGAGGCCGTGAGCCAGCAGTAATTGTCAGCAAGGCTACTTTCGAAGCCTACAAAAAAGCGGCGCTGGATGCTGAATTTGCATCCCTGTTTGACACCCTGGACTCCACCAACAAGGAACTGGTTAACCGATAATGAGGCATATATCACCGGAAGAACTTATTGCGCTTCATGATGCGAATATAAGCCGCTACGGCGGCCTGCCGGGAATGTCAGATCCGGGTAGGGCAGAGGCCATTATCGGGAGAGTTCAGGCCAGAGTTGCCTACGAAGAGATCACCGACCTTTTCGAAGTCTCCGCCACCTACCTGGTGGCTACAGCGAGAGGGCATATATTCAATGATGCCAATAAGCGTACCGCGCTAAACAGTGCGCTGCTATTTCTACGCCGTAACGGGGTGCAGGTATTTGATTCACCTGAACTGGCAGACCTTACTGTAGGCGCTGCGACTGGCGAGATATCTGTATCTTCTGTCGCCGACACGTTACGTAGATTGTATGGTTCTGCGGAGTAGATTAATGGCACGCAAATACAACAAATTGTCCCGTGAAGCGTTAAAGATGCTTCTTGATGGCGTGAGTCGCCGCAAGGTAAAGCAATACCTAGTTGGTAAGCAAATTGGTGCCAGGACCGCTATTGCTGTGTTATGCCGTCAGGAAATGGTTGTGCTTAAACAGAGAATGCCGGGCAGCAGATAAAGCCCAATCAGTGATGAAAGGTGTGATGTGAAAGCCGTAATTACTCCCTTTGTACAGAAAGAGCTTGGCCTCGCCACGTTCAAAGTGGATCAGGAGGTCAGAAAGCTGGTGGAGGCTGGCCGTAAATTTATTATGGAGCCGGTGCCGCGTGAGTTAATCGAGCACGTGGAAGACGGCCTCGTTGTTACCGAGCAAACCATGGCAACAAATGAGGCGTTGCAGCCGTTTTTTAACAGCGATGAACTGTTTCGCCGTATTGGTGGAATTGACGCGCTGGTGGCGTGGTTGCGCAGGAAAGAGGGACAATGCCAGGCCGCAGATCGTAGCTGGTGTGACAACCATATTGTCCACGCAGAACGAGACAATAGCGCGGTGTTGTTGTGCTGGCATCACGATAACCATTACCGGATGCGTGGTTTTAATGAGCTGAAAGAAACGCTGCATAATAATCGCGTTAACTGGATACTGGATGTCGCCCGTCAGGAAATGGGGCTTTCAGATGGCCATGATTTAAGTATTCAGGAACTGTGCTGGTGGGCTTTCATGCGCAACATGATGCACCTGATGCCGGAAGAAGTTTGCCGTATATCAATAAATAAGATGAAAGCCGCAACGCAGGATAGCGGACCTCTGAAAGAGGCGGATATTCGCCCGTATGACGATCGCGCTACAGCATATGTTCAGATGATGGAAGAACGCGCTGCGCCGATGCGTGCAAAAGTATGCCCTGTGGATGTTGACTCCGACCCTGGCATGGCGCATTTCAAAATACCAAAACTGCAATCGCTAAAATTACCTGAGTACATGGACTTTGTTGCTTCCCGTCCATGCTGTGGGTGTGGAGCTGCGGGAGCTGGCGCTCACATTACGCCTTATATCGTTCGTCATAGTCGATTATGCGCGCATGACATTTACGCAATTCCTCTGTGCCAGTCATGCCAGCGTGATATTGAGCGTGACCGCGATAATTGGGAGAAAACGCACGGCAGGCTGGCGATGCATCAACGATTGTTCTTTGATTACGCGCTTGGAGTCGGCGCTATCACAAGTCATTCGTCGAGCGTTAGATAAAATTGCTCTAATGTATTGCTATTTCTTTAATCGAGGGTATTATATTCCACGTTGATTAGTTGACATGGGCTAATCAGTAGGTGACAGGATGTTACTTAACTGGCAGGGACGCCACTTCATGGAAATAAATCACTCACGAATAACATCGTACGAGATTGCGGATTACATGATCCGCACTAAATCTCTTCTATCAGCGAAAGAACTCGCAGCAATCCTTGAAAAGGAATACCCGCATCTGGATGTCGATAAGCGCGACGTTTATCTGCGCTTAAAGGCTATCGCTGTGTCTAAGTATTCGTCTGTTTTGATTGACGATAGTACACGCCCACGTAGATTTCAGATCCACTCTCTGAACCCTGAATTCTTTCGCCGCAGCCGCGCTCCGCGCCGGTTTGATGAAAAACTCCAGAACGAACTCTATATGACGCAGGACGAAAAGGAACGCCGGGAGCACCAGCCTTGGGTAATGGCGCGTCAACTTTTCAATAAGGTGGCCCGTCAGCACCGTCATTACGGTAATGCCACATCCGCACGTATCTGATTGATTGCTTGCCCGTTCCGGGCCTTTTGACATGTGACTTTCGTTACCCTCGCGTCAAAAAGAGTTTTTACGAAAGGAAGCATAAGTGACCTGGGACGATCACAAGAAGAATTTTGCTCGCCTGGCGCGAGATGGTGGTTACACCATCGCACAGTATGCCGCCGAGTTTAATCTTAACCCTAATACTGCACGTCGTTATCTCCGTGCCTTCAAAGAAGACACCAGGACAGCGGACAGCCGCAAGCCAAATAAGCCAGTCAGGAAGCCACTAAAAAGCATGATCATTGATCACTCTAATGATCAACATGCAGGTGATCATATTGCGGCGGAAATAGCGGAAAAACAAAGAGTTAATGCCGTTGTAAGTGCCGCAGTAGAGAATGCGAAGCGCCAAAATAAGCGCATAAATGATCGTTCAGATGATCATGACGTGATCACCCGCGCCCACCGGACCTTACGTGATCGCCTGGAACGCGACACCCTGGATGATGATGGTGAACGCTTTGAATTCGAAGCTGGCGATTACCTGATAGATAACGTTGAAGCGCGGAAGGCTGCGCGCGCTATGTTGCGTCGGTCCGGGGCCGATGTTCTGGAAACCACTCTTCTTGAAAAGTCTCTTTCTCATCTCCTTATGCTGGAGAACGCCAGGGATACGTGTATTCGCCTGGTGCAGGAAATGCGCGATCAGCAAAAAGCCGATGATGAAGGTACTCCGCCTGAATACCGTATCGCGAGCATGCTGAACAGCTGTTCCGCGCAGATAAGCAGCCTGATCAACACCATTTACAGCATCCGGAATAACTATCGAAAAGAAAGCCGGGAGGCGGAAAAGCACGCTTTATCTATGGGGCAAGCTGGCATTGTTAAGCTGGCATACGAACGAAAGCGTGAAAATAACTGGTCAGTGCTGGAAGCGGCTGAATTCATCGAGGCGCATGGAGGGAAAGTGCCGCCCCTGATGCTGGAACAAATCAAAGCCGATCTGCGTGCTCCTAAGACAAATACCGATGATGAGGAAAGGCAAACTGCCGTCGGTGGCCCTTCTCTTGAAGATCTGGACAAAGTTGCGCGAGAACGGGCCGCCAACCGCCGCGCCGATGCTGCATTGTGGATTGAGCAACGTAGGGAAGAAATCGCCGATATCGTTGATACAGGCGGTTATGGAGATGTTGATACTGAAGGTGTATCAAACGAACCATGGCTGGAACAAGACCTGGACGAAGACGAGGAGGAAGACGAAGAAGTTACCCGCAAGCTATACGGGGATGATGATTAATGGCCAGAAGTTGCGTAACGGATCCACGTTGGCGCGAGCTGGTGGCGCTATATCGTTATGACTGGATTGCGGCCGCTGATGTTTTGTTTGGCAAAACACCTACCTGGCAGCAGGATCTGATTATTGAGTCTGTGCAGGAACAGGGTAGCAAGACATCTGTTTCGTCTGGCCATGGTACCGGGAAATCAGATATGACTTCTATCATGATCATGCTGTTCATAATCATGTATCCCGGTGCCCGTGCCATTATCGTTGCGAACAAAATTCAGCAGGTAATGACCGGTATATTCAAGTACATCAAGATAAACTGGGCTACGGCCACCAGCCGTTTCCCATGGCTTGCTGATTATTTTGTTCTGACAGAAACCGCTTTCTATGAGGTTACTGGTAAAGGTGTATGGACTGTAGTACCGAAGGGCTTTCGTCTGGGAAGTGAAGAAGCTCTCGCCGGTGAACACGCAGATCATCTTCTGTATATTATTGATGAAGCCTCCGGTGTCAGTGATAGAGCTTTCGGTATCATCACCGGTGCTCTTACCGGACAGGATAACCGCATCTTATTACTGTCACAGCCTACACGCCCAAGCGGCTATTTCTACGATACACACCATAAACTGGCCAAGCGTCCTGGTAACCCTGATGGCGTTTATACGGCGATCACGCTTAACAGTGAGGAATCACCGCTGGTAACGCCAGCATTTATCAAAATGAAGCTGGCGGAGTACGGCGGGCGTGATAACCCTATGTACATGATTAAGGTACGCGGCCTATTCCCTAAATCACAGGATGGCTTCCTTCTTGGACGTGATGAGGTTGAACGTGCAACGCGGCGGAAAGTCAAGATTGCCAAAGGATGGGGCTGGCTTGCATGTGTGGACGTTGCTGGTGGTACGGGACGGGATAAGTCCGTTATCAATATCATGATGGTGTCCGGCCAGCGAAATAAACGCCGTGTAATCAACTATCGAATGCTGGAATACACAGACGTTACAGAAACGCAGCTTGCCGCCAAAATTTTCGCAGAATGCAATCCTGAGCGATTCCCAAATATCACCATAGCGATAGACGGCGATGGCCTGGGTAAAGCAACGGCGGATCTGATGTACGAGTATTATGGTATTACCGTACAGCGTATACGCTGGGGTAAAAAGATGCATAGCCGTGAAGATAAGAGCCTGTACTTTGATAAACGTGCTTATGCCAACGTTCAAGCCGCAGAGGCCGTAAAATCTGGTCGTATGAGACTGGATAAGGGTAATGAAACTATTGAGGAAGCGTCGAAAATCCCTGTAGGGATTAACTCCGCAGGTCAATGGAAGGTGATGAGTAAGGAGGATATGAAGAAAAAACTCAACCTGCACTCACCAGACCATTGGGATACATATTGTTTCGCTATGCTGGCGGATTATGTTCCCCAGGATGAAGTGCTTAGCGTCGAAGACGAAGCGCAGGTTGATGAAGCTCTGGCATGGCTTAATGAATAACTCATTGACCATGCCGGATAAAAACTATTGCGCGCTTTCGGGGTTGTCGTTTACTGGCTGCCCCTTCTTCGTTTTACGGCTGCGCGTAACTGATGCGGCTGATTTGACCTTTTTCTCTTCGCGAGTGATGGCAATTTGTTTTTTTACATTTTCAATATCTGCCAGGCGATATATTTTTGCCTGCGGCCAGCGGTCGCAGATGATCGGTTCTATAGAGTCATAAAGGCTAAATTTTGCTTTCTCGAATTCACCGTTGATGATGATTCCATCACGGAGAGTTTCATCGCAGATAAACACACCACATAGCGGCACATGGTAACTAACTGATTTACCATCATTGTAGTTAGGGCTACTGGAAATGTAATGGACGCGCAGCATTGTTTCGCTAAAGCCGTGTACGCGCATACGGAATTTTTCATCCTCCGGGTACTGCTTCATTAGCTCTTTTGTTGCTTCCAGGTTCTCTATGTATTTCGCACTGTGCTCATTGATCCCCGCGCTTTTTTGGATGCGAATGTCCTTATCAATCAGATGAATAATGCGGCCAGCGGTCATATTGACGCTGTTCACTGCTTCTGTCTGATAAGTTGTAACCTTACGCACACCGCGAAGGATGTTAGGCACTGGATATAAAATAGTCTTTGGGATATTGAGGTCTGGGTACTGTTCCAGTTCCCGCGCCATTAAAGTCCATTTATCAATTTCAGCCTGAATGCTGTCCGTTTCTTTGAACGGCAGAACGACAACCGGGCGTACAGGACGACCGTCGCTGGCGGCATCAACGTGTTGGGCGCGTGCAACAGCTTTTTTTAGAAAGAGATCCCTGAAGCTGACGAACTCCTGGTACAGTTGTTCGCCGTAGACATAATTTATCATTGATCCTCCTCCAGAATTGACATGGCCAACAACTCACAGCGGATTACACTGGGAGTTGTTGGCCACCATTATAGAAGGATCCAACGAAAATAATAGATTTATTAGTGCATTTATTGTGAGTCTGGCTGGTTAGTGGCCATGAGATATTCGATTGTGTCAGTGAGATCATCCAGGTCGTCTTGGGTGATGCGGTACTCCTGATTGGATATCTTTGAGTAGTGTTCAGCAATGGCGCGGGCAGCGTCGGTTTCGGCGGGGTCTACAGATAAAGCGTTAGAGCAATGTCTAACGTCGTCGATGGTTGGTGGAATGAAAGCCATAATTATGCCTCACTGTATTGACAACACAGAGCCTGAAGCTCTGACCTACTGTTTCACCCATGATCCATGCTGGGGTAATCTAACAACATTGCGCTGTGTGTAAGATGAGCAATGCATAGCTGTAATGCCGTTGTATAAGGTTTCCCTGTTTGCTCATTTCCTTCTGAGCCGCTCTACAACGCTGAAGACACATTAAATAGTGAATCCAAAGTCGTATTACGAAACGGCGGCAAAACTATAATTTATTAGAGCAATTGTCAAACAACTATGAAAAACAATCCAGTTTTTGGCTGGTGGAGTGGGATTTTTCTCTCAAAATTTATTGCTCTAATAATTCTTGATTTTTATGCGCAGCTGGACGTAAACTCCTCTTCGGACCTAATAACTTCG